GTGGGAAACATACCTGCATAGTTCTCGTAAATACGCCGACGATTACCCAAGATGTTCTCGCGCAAGATAAAGATGAAGTCTACGTTCGTACGCAAGTTAGGGGTAATACCTAGTGGGTACTGCATAGTAATGATAGTCATCACATCAATATGACGACCGTTCATGAAAATGTAGCGAGTAGACTCTTCCTTAATCCACGAACCGTCGAACAAACAGTCATCGAGAATCAGGAAGGCACGAGGATCCGTAGACGAACTTCCGCCATTCCGCTTCTTCTCTTCGTTACGTGCCGTCTTTACGCCAAGCTGACGCTTGATCACGTTCATCACGATTGATGGCTGGTACTTATCGTGAATCAGTTTGGATGGAACCATGTGCTGGAAGAACTCGTTAGCAACCTCCGTGGCGGAAATAACTGTTCCAATTGGGAAACACTGCTGGGTATTAAAAAGAATATCACGGACTAAGAAAGATTTTCCAGTATCTTTCTTACCGATTAAAACAATCATTGGAGACTTTCGCGAATCTATTTCACAGCGGTCTTTCAGCATATCAATATTAAACTTCTTGATTTGGAAGTTCATCTTGCTTTAGTGCGTGTACTTTTTAGTTTATGTTTGGTACGCCATAATAATATGGTTAAGCGTAAACCTTCTGCCGGAAGCGATCTGAGGACAAATTCTGTTGCCCTCTCACTCCAGCGATACGATACCAAGAGTCTGAAAGCTCAGCACTGGGGAATCCAGCACCTCCAGCCATTCTTCCCAGCCATCCAGAAACTGTTTAAAACTGAAGTTCGTGATTCGCCTCAGGAGTTCGGGTTCAGAGTCAATGAGGGTATTGCCACCATTGTGGATTCGGAGTCTATTCGCACCACGAAGGGCAATACGGTACCTGTTCATCGCAAGACCACGATGCTTCTGTCTCCTTTCAAATGGATGCAGGGAGATTATGGAACGTCGCTAGGTCTGCCCACGACTGAAGAAGAATCAGCCGAGATCTGGCGGAAGATCCAGGATCCGAACAATGCAGCATATGTGGGTGCCCTGTTATCAGTCGTTCTGGCTCAGTCTGGATGTCCTCATTTCCCCAAAGTTTACGGAGTGTTTACGGGAGTATCGGAAAAGCATACCATAGATATATCCGACGACTACGCCGACTTATCTGAGCGCTCATGGTTTTCTTCCAATATCGGAAAAACATTTGAGGTCAAAGTTTCCGATGAAGTGCATACTGGGTTCAGTCATACTCGCGGAGCTCGTGCCAGTGTTCTTCTGGGCGAAGATGCAGTTCTTGAAGGTGTAGAGGAACTCGTTGTAGAGAATGTGACTGCTGAAGCGGCTGAAATGAACCAGATGATGCGTGATTCGGATGAAGAGGACGATGACGAGTCTGATAGTTCGAGTGTGTCTACATCTTACATATTTGGAATCAAGTCTTGCGAGTGTGAGTCGGACGATGATGAAGATGAAGAGGACGAAGATGAAGATGGGGAGCCGTTTGCGTGGGCATCGTTCACGAACGTCCCGGTCCAAATCACGGTGATGGAGAAGTGTACGGGAACTTTCCATGAACTGTGTGCGACAACGACCGATACGGACAAGCATCAGGCATGGCTATCGCAGGTCATCTTTGCTCTAGCGTACGCTCAGCGAAACTACAGTTTCACGCACAATGATCTGCATTCCAATAACGTGATGTACATTCCTACCGATAAGGAGTATTTGTACTACAATTGTGCCGGATCATTTTACCGCGTTCCAACGTTCGGGTACCTTATTAAACTGATTGATTTTGAGCGCGGAATTGGATCAGTGAAAGTTATGGGAATGAAAGAGCCGAAACTCTTTATGAGCGATCATTTTTCAGTTAATGAAGAAGCAGGTGGACAGTACAATTTCGAGCCATGGTATCTCCCAAAACACCCAGAAATCAAGCCTAACCCGTCGTTTGATCTAGTACGTTTGGCTACTTCTATGTTCTGGGATCTGTTCCCCGAAGGACCCGAGTGTCTAGATTACCGTAACAACCCAGTGTTTCAGCGTTTCATTAAATGGATGACGACCGAAGATGGAAGTTCGGTATTATTCGGAAAAGACGAGGCTAAACATGATCGGTACCATGGCTTCTATCTTTACAAGGCGATTGCTCGGCTCTGTAAAAATGCAGTTCCACGAACTGAAATTTTATCTTTGAAATCTGTTTATACGATTGAATCAGTCCCTGCAGGAGAAGACTGTTGTGTCATTGAAGCCTAGAAGGTGGGCTTTCCTACGAACATATCCTGAACGCTGGGGATCTCCATATTCTTCACCGCATCCGTAACAACATCCGTTGTTGTGGCAAAGACAACTCCAGCGGTAATAATGCCTCCGAAGATAGAAAGCTTACCTGCATCTAACCAATCAATTGGCTCACCTTTTGACCGACGCTCCAGGGCATACACGATAAAGCATACGAGCGCAACAGACACGGCTGCAATAGGGATCATCATTTATTCTGCGCTCAATCAAAATTCTACATATTTAGAACGAGCGTCTCACCCATCTTACCCTCAATCTCCTTTAAAGGATCGTCCTCCTCCTTAGGCGGCTCAGGCAAAGCTACCTCGTCCTTCTTATCAAGATCCTCAAACTCAATCTCGGCAGTCTCCTCACCCACCTTCAGCTCGCCACGATCCTCCTCCTCATCCTCCTCCGACTCAGAATCAGACTCCGACTCCGGCTCAGGCGTATCCTCGAACTTTACCTGATTTACAGATGGCGAAGACTTGGGCGTCTCGGGAGCATGCTGAACCTTAATGGGGACAGATGCAGGTACAGATGGTGCATCATCATCCTCGGCAAAGTACTTCTTGGCAATCGTCTCCCACGGCAGGAACGACCGAATCACCTGCTCCATACAATCCGTAACCACCTTCTCAATCTCCTGGCGATTACGTGCCTGCTGCTCAGACGAAACACCGACCGTCTTGAAATAGTACGCCATCTGCCACAGCTTGCGCGCCGAATGCTTGTACAGTTCATGAATGAACTTGCTTAAGCTCGGGCGATCAAACTCAATTTTCAGCTCAGACTGAGATCCGCGGTAGTGTAGAGACGCAAATGACTTCATGTACGAAATAAAGACTCCCATCAGAAGATCATCCATGTACCGGCAATTCGTGACCTTGACGATACGCTCCTCTTCCGTCAGTAGCGTCGCCTCGTTCCACTCGGGGATACGCGTGAGCATGTTCTGGAACGTACGCAGAACCTGATCCATCTGACCGTTACGTTCGCACAACTCCTTGGCCGAATCGTAAATACTCCAAAACCCATCGGCAACGGGGCTGACGAGCAGACCGACAAGATGTTCGCGCAAATGAGTCTTGGCGAACTCTGTAGACATTTGTTAATTTTGCGTACTATAAAACACCCCAGGAAACGCAAAACGGAATTGAATTTGCAAAGAAGTACCTGATTCAACGACGAAGATGGACTCCTACAACGATGAGGTCCTGACGATTAAAGCTGTGGTTGGCCTGATGCGGCTGAAGAACGCTGTGCCTATCAAGAAGAAGCAACGTAAGACCCTTACCAAGGAGAAGCGTGCACAGTCTCTTAAGACTTGGCATCAGATGCAACGCATTGTGAAAAATCGCGAGGCTACCAAGCACCGCAACCGCTCAGCCGCTATGAAGGCTGCTTGGGCAAAGCGCAAGGCAGCAGCAACCAACTAACTGGTGTTTTAAACACCATTTTTCAATGAAAAACGAAATCATTTTTGCTAAGAGAAGGGATAGTACACAACACGACACAAAGATGAACCACACGTACAAGAACTACGAGGAGCAGTCTAAGGCGTACATGCAGGCGCTCATTGCGCACCAGCGTAAGGTGGAGGAGGATGCGGCTTTGCGCGCGGCTTCTACCATTCTCGCCAAGATGTACAACAACCTGGACACGGCGCCGGCGCACACGCGCACGGTCTGCCCTGGCGCTCCGTCTCGCACGAAAGATCATTATTAGAGCCCACTAGGGGCTGGCTGGCATCCTACTGCCCCAATTTTTCATTTTGTAAAAACGGATTTATTTTGAATATAGAAAGTGATACTAACAACACACAAGCCCCAAACACAACCAATAAGCAAAATGCTGACGGCTGCGCAGATCAAGAAGCTCGAGTCCGCTATTAGCGTGATGCAGGAGCTCGTCAACGAGAACCAGCCCGCCAACGGCGGTGCGGGCAAGGAGCCGGTCACGCCTGTTAAGGTGACCAAGACCAAGGCCGAGACTCCCTCGGCGCCCGTCAAGGGCAAGAAGGCTGCCGTGAAGACGGTGCCGGAGGAGACCACCACGGCGAAGAACACTGACGGCAAGCGCGAGATCGCGTTTCCCGCCACTGCGAGCCACACCAAGGCCCTGAAGGAGGGTCTCAACAACCCGGACACCAAGCAGTTCACCAAGGACAAGCAGAACTTTAAGAAGTACTGCGAGGGCCTGACGGACTCCGAGTGGGACGCCAAGAACCTCGACGAGCACGTCGAGACGTGGCTGAAGCTCAAGACCGAGCCCAAGGCTGAAGAGCCCGTGACCTTCGACATTCTCTCGTATGAGGAGTTGAAGGGCATGGAGGGGCTGACGGAGACCGACAAGGTCGGCATCTACTGGAACGCCCACGAGGGGCGCCACGTGGCCGGCCCGGCGGAGCTGAAGGACGAGGACTACAATGAGGTGGGCGACCACCTGGTGGGCGAGACAACCATGCGCGTCATCGACAAGGATGACAACTTCCTGGGCTTTGCCGGCATCGGCAAGCTCAAGGACGTCGTTGTGGCGTAAATTACAACTTACTGGCGAAACCCAGTCTAAAAACTATTTTTACTTGCGAGACCGATGACGACGAGTCTTGCGAGCCTTCTTAGATACCTTGCGTGTTTTGCGACGACGAGACTTTCCACCTTTACCCGCCGGTACTTCCTCTTTATCCTGCGCGGCTTTTGCTTCTGCTAGAAGTTGAGGAGTACTGATCGTCAGCTTTTTCGCAGTAGAGTATGCCTCTGAATCGTAAGGATCGGCTGGGCGAATCTGGCGCAGAGGAGTGCGTGGACCAGCAGGTAAATCTAGAGTTCCGCTCATTTATTTATAGTGGAGATCGAAATATTAGATACCGGGCAAAGACAAGAAAGGGAAGAACAAAGATTGGGAAGATACCGAGACTGACAAACGCAAGGAATCCTAGAACATAGTACCCTCCAGCACTTCCAGTTAATTGTTCGCCGTAATCTGCCGACTGGAACGTGATAGAAAACAGGTAAAACCAAAAGCAGAACAGGAAAATATCGTAAAAGATATTTCCAACTAACGACATTAAATCCTGACTCAATGTTGTCGTTATGGCATTCTTGATTGCTGGAGCACTCAGCGTGAACTTCTGACCATCCTTGATTGTCCGAGAACTGGGATCGCCGTTAATCTTGATATCGACTTTTAGGTACTTCACCTTCTGCGGATTCGGATCAGGAACTCCCATCGTTTGGGGACTGACCGTAATATCAATAGCTCCGTCGTGGAGATACGTGCGGACTGCAGACGTTACATCCTGATAGTTCGTATCGTAACCGTACTGTGCCTTGACAATATGTAGACCAGACGCTACACGTGCCGGAGGAGCATCAATATCAATAGGTTCACCATCTACCGCACTTATCGTATTACTTGCTCCGCCGTTAATAGAATATGTAACCGTCAGCGTCTTTACCTGTCCAACGGCCGGATCGTCTACATTTAGAGAACCTGGTGCGACCACGAAGTTCAGCTTACCGTCCTGTATATGGGCACTAACAGCTCCGGTAACATCGAGAAGGTTTGTAGTTCCGACTCCGTACTTTGCCGACTGAATTTTTAATCCGGAGGCCATTCTTATTATAGTACAAGGATTATGAGCTGAATACAACGCTCGCCATTCCACCCATTACACGCAAGTAGTTATATGACTCAACGTATGCTCGTACCGTAAAATTGTACGGCAGCGTCTTTACTGCATTTGCGACCTGGGAACTCGGTACAATTGTAATAACGTCTTGAGGCGAGTACAGAAGCTTTCCATTAGGACCTAGCGTATTGGGGTTCACGATTGTTGGCTTGGGGTTATTTAGAGTTGATTTGAGAACACATACTGGCGTAACCTGACCTGGATCTGCATCAATGGGAATAAACGGTGGCTGGACGTACGTGTTACGCAGGATAGTCTTGTTGAACATTGAACCGTTAATGTGACCACATGGCTGGGTAGAGTTGTGGTCTAGCGCAAACGAGTACGTGTATACTCCGGGAATATCGGTGGAGGTACGCCCTTTCTGATGACGGTAATTCTGTAGCTGGCTGAAAAAGTACGTCTGCTTGTATGAGAATCGCTCCTTGCCGTCCAAGATAATTGCTGACTCCAGCAGAATATCGCGCTGGGATACACCTACATCCAAAGCTACACCGCCAGAGTATGGTGGTGTCATGTACAGCATACCAGTAGA